ATGCACCAGAACATGAAGTTGCTGTCTTTAATAAGTGGAAACGTGATTGCGCCATGTTCTACAGCGACTTGCGTGAGTGGCGCGGACGAGTACGAGAAGTGGGTGCATTTGTCAAGGCGACTAGGGAGGCCAATGATACATGCTGGTTTCCTATGTATTTTGATTCTAGGGGACGCTGGTACTACAGGGGACTCCCGAATCCACAAGGCTCAGACCTAGCCAAGGCTGTCATACACTTCCAGCGTAAGCAGCCCCTAGGACACCGTGGTATCTTCTGGTTGAAGGTGCATATAGCTAATTCCTACGGCTTCGACAAGGAGCGATTCGAGGATAGGGCTAGGTGGACTGAGCAGAACTGGAAGCGAATAGAAGCCTCACTAGACACGCCTGAGGACTATCCTGAGGTGTGGGGTGAGGATGCCCCATGGTGTATGTTCACAGCCGCTTGGGAGCTACGGGAAGCCCTTAAAACAGGCCGTCCAGAGCTTTACGAGACAGGTGTCCCAGTACACATGGATGCCACCTGTAGCGGCCTACAGCACTTCTCAGCACTACTCCGTGACCCCATTGGGGGCCTGTACGTGAACCTCACAGACCCTCAGAAATGTGGGCCTAAGCAGGACATCTACAGCAGGGTAGGCGCAGCCACTCTGAGCATGATTGAGCTTGACTTGAGTAGTGTAGACCCAGACGTTAAGGAAGTAGCGGCATGGTGCATAAAAGCAGGCATATCGAGGGAGTTAGCTAAGAAGCCTGTGATGACTTACGTGTACGGTGCAACCCTCCGAGGGACTGCTGAATACGTGGAAATGGTACTGGAAAAGAAGATTCTCCCGGCAGCGGGTATGAGTTGGATTGACCCTACCAAGTCGTTTGAGTACAGCATGTACATAGCCCGTAAATTGTTCCAAGGCATAGCGGCGGCAGTCCCAGCGGCAGCGGCAGCGATGCAGTGGCTCAAGGAAGTTGCTAGACAACAGCCAGCGGGTAAGCGCATGACTTGGAGGACTCCTACAGGATTCCAAGTGCAGCACGACTATCAGGACTTCTCCGAGACCCGTGTGAAGCTGAACTCATGTGGTGTATTATTCACTTGGGTACGTGAGTGGAGTGATGGCACGAGAGCACACGCAATGCAGAACGCTATCAGCCCGAACTTCGTACACGCCCTAGACGCTAGTCATCTTACTATGGTAGCTAATGCCATGGCTAAGGAGAGGATGGACTTGGTAGCTATCCATGATTCATTCGGCACTCACCCTAGTGATGTAGATAGGATGCATACTCATATACGTGAGCAATTCGTGGAACTGTATTCCCGCCCTAGCCTTCTATCAGAGTTCTTATGGGAGGTTGGAGGTATTGGAGAGCCACCTACTAGAGGTACTCTGGACTTATCAGAGATTCTGAACTCAGAGTTTATGTTTAGTTAGGATGGCTGGTCTTTGTATTTAATATCCATTTAGGGATACTCTATGGGATTATTTAGAGTATCCCGTAATGGATGAAGGAAACATAATGAATCACAAATCAAACGAAGTTACATTCACACCTAATCAGCTACAACTACTCGAACAACAATTCCCACCCGTAGTACTAACCGCAAACTCCACCGAAGCCCAGATGAGGCACTATTTTGGAACACAGGCGGTACTTGAATATGTAAGGGGAAAGACTCGTGGACTCAGTAGCAAAGTCGTGCAGATTGGTAACGATATACCGACACCAGAACGAAGCCGTCCTTAACTTTGAAATGTTTAGCATAGCTTGGCACGAATGCGCCGAGCTACAGGTTCGACCAATGCAGGAATGGATTGGTCGTTCTTTGCTGATGCTTCAAGGATTAGATAGGTACGAGATTGGTGTGTTGACTCCTGATGGAATACCCGTTGGAGGTTTAGTGCTTGCCCGTGATGAATGGGATGCACACGTCGGTTCTTGTATGAGTGTGTTCGCTCAGTATGTTATCCCAGAATATCGAAACAAAGGCGTGAGTGTTATGCTCATGCGAGAGGCACTTAAACTAACCCGTGCGTCAGGTGAGTCTACCCTAGCGTTCACGCATAGAAAAGGCCCGTGGCGGTACGAGACAATATACAGGAGAGTTCATGGCTTACCTACTAACAGAAGCACAGAAGGCAGCATATAGAAAAAAGAATGGGATGCCTGCTGTACTCACAGAAGAAAACTCATTTAAACGTGGCGCAGATTTACGCGAAGCATACATAGACCAAGAGAACGCCGCAAGCAATGCTAGGCTCGAAAGAGCAAAAGGCGCTGCATTATTAAAGGCTAACCAAGGCATAGACTTGACTAACGCTAACGAAGTGACGTACTCCGAAGATGCTGTAGACGGTACAGACTCTAGTGGTGTGTCATTAGGCGGTAAGAAGAAGCGTGCGGGTGGGACACTAAGCTCCCAACTTGGTATCAATGTATAGGAGCGGATTATGAAAAAAGCAAAGATTGATAATAGTGGTGCTATTGCCGCTCAGGAGGCAATCGCTAAGGCTAACGCCGCAGCTACTAACCTCCAAAAGAATTTCCAAACTGATTTAAAGAACGAGAACTTGACTAAGGTCACCGCTGGTGGGGAACCTGCTGTTGCTATAGCAGAACCCGGCAACAAATGGATTTATTTCACAGCCAGCACAAGGCGCACCAACAGGTAATGAACTTCCTGCTGGTGTCCCACCCGCTGGTGAGCCAGCACGACTGCCCGCTCACGTGTTACAACTACCCGGACAAACTCCGGGGTATGTGCAGAAACCTGCACAGCAACAACAAGAGCCTGCACAGCAAGCTGCCCAAGCGCAGCCTGACCTGTCAAGTATTGTAAAGCTCTTAACCGATGCTCTGGCTTCGCAAGGTAATCCCGCAGGCGTAGAAAACGCGCCTCAACCTGCTGCGAACTCAGAGCGCCCCGCGTGGTTACAATCGTCAGTGTCCGAGTTTGACATTAACTCTATCCAAGACCCAATCATCAAGAGCATGGCAGGTATCCTGCAATCTACTGGTGCGGGCTTGGACTTAGACCGAGTGTTAGGTAAGGCACTGGCGTATGGTGACCCGTCTCTAGTAGACGTTGCATATCTGAACGAGAAGGGCGGTGCTAATGCACAGCAACTCGCAGAGATTGCAAAGGGCATTGTACAGGCAGTAGATGCTAAGAGCACTGCTATCACTAACGAGATTTATCAATCCGTAGGTGGTGAAGCGCAGTGGGAACAAGCATCAGCAATCTTTAATTCAAAAGCTCCGGCTGAGATTAAAGCAATTGTTGCCCAGATGCTAGACTCTACAAATGAAGTCCAAATCAAAGCAGCAGCAAAAGTCGTGGCCGAGTTCGGTCGCAGTTCTGGTCTAGTTCCTCAAATTGGTGCAGCGTTACTTAATGGTAACCCTTCCGCTGGTGTCGTCGGGCAAGGCTTGAGCAAAGTGCAATTCCAAGCGGAACTTGCGAAATTAAACAAAGATGCACCAACCTATGCAGATGAACGGGAAGCTTTATTCGCCCGCCGTTCGCTTGGTAAGTCATCTGGTTTACTATAATCAATCATAAAGGAAATACAAATTGGCTAATACTGCATACGCCGCCGCGAACTCACGTGCTCATTGGGGTGGTACTGGTGCTGACCTCGACATTCATATCGAGGCATACGAAGGCGACATCGAAGGTTCATTCCGAGTTGAGTCACTGTTCCGCTCTAGCGGTCTGACCAACTTCAAGACCGTAGCTGGTCGAAGCAATACATGGCGCGGTGACCGCGTTGGTGGTGCGACTGTTAAAGGTCGTAAATCTGGTGAAGGTCTTGACGCTAGCCGTATCGTAAATGAGAAGCTGCTCATCACTGTTGATACCACTTCGTACATCCGTACACCTGTGGACTATCAAGATGACTGGACTGCCCCAGACTTCCAAAGCGAGTACTCTGCCGAACACGGCTCTGCTCACGCTAAGGCGTTTGACCAAGCTCACTTAATCCAACTGATTAAGGCTGGTGCATGGGTTGCTCCACAAAGCTTGAAAGACAGTGGTGCGTTCTACGACGGCATCAGCATTACAATGACAGGCTACGCAGCAGCAGCAGCTTCCGCACTGGAAACCGCTGATGAAGTTAAGGCTAACATCATCGTTAAGAATCACAAGAATGCGCTGGCAACTTTCGTTAAGCGTGACTTGGGTGGTTCTTTGGCTGAGTTCATTACTCTGATGGAACCAGACACATTCAATGTGTTGCTTGACCATAAGAAACTGATGAACGTGGACTTCCAAGGTGGTCAAGGTGACAACAACTTCGCAGCACGCCGTATCGGTTGGCTGAACGGCGTTCGTGTTATCTCGCCATCCACGTTTGGGAAAGCTTCGTATGGGTACTTATTAAACCACCAACCTGTTTTAAGGGTTTTACGGGTGTTAAACTCTATTAACGGAAGTAGTACAGCTAATGTAGGATGCTTGACCTCTAAAGATGTAACAGGCCGTTCACCTACCTTAGGCATCATCAGGTT